ACGAAATGATTGAGCCAAGCGGCCACAGAGTGTTGATCAAACCGGAAGTCGTCGAAGACAAAACCGCTGGAGGTATCATTCTCGCGGCGGCAACAAAAGAACGCGACCAGCAAGCCACAATGCGCGGCACGGTGGTCAAGATCGGTATCAACGCATGGAAGGCGTTTGATGATGGTACGCCATGGGCAGAAGTGGGTGACACAGTGATATTCCGCAAGTATGCCGGGGAAGTTATCAAGGACGGCGACACGGAATACAGGGTGGTGAACGATGAAGATTGTCTATGTAGAATAATGGAGGGCTAAAGAGCCATGACAGAACCCGCAGAAACAACAGACGATTATGCAGCGCAAGCTGCAAGTGATGAGGCACTAGTTGCTATTCACGAAAAAGCTTCGGCCGCAGGATGGAAACCCTTATCAGAATACGGCGGAGACCCTGACACGTGGGTAGATGCGAAAGAGTTTATCGGGCGCGCCCCGTTGTTTGAGAAAAACCACAAACTCAAGAAGGAAGTCAACGAGCTTAAAAACACGCTCCACGAGGTCAAGGGCTACATAACCAAAGTATCTCAAGCCGCGTACAACAAAGCCGTAGCCGACCTAACTGCACAGCGTGACGCAGCGATTGATGATGGCGACAAGGATCAGGTCAGGGCCATTGATAAGGCGATGAAGGAAGCCGAGGCGATCAAAGTCCCTATCGACAACGTCCACCCTGCAATCAAGGCATGGGAGGACGATAACGGAGAATGGTTCTATGCCAATCCCGAAATAAACGAATTTGGAATGGCATACGCCAACAGCTACCTGTCTCGCAAGCCGGGTGATTTTGAGGGCGCTGTTGCCGCTATGGACAAAGCATTGCGGAAGGCATATCCGGAGAATTACGAGCAGAAAACACCACCTACCCAGGACAAGCGAAAGGATCCGCCAGCAGTGGAAAGTGGCAAACGTGGTGAAGGCAAAAAGACATTCACTAAATCCGACCTAGATGACGAGCAGCGCAAAGTGATGAATACCTTTGTGCGCCAAGGGATCATGAGCGAAGAGGAATACATCAAAGAACTTGCCGACAGCGGCATTATCGGAGGTAAAAAATGAGCAATCCAGTAGGTAGACCACCATCAAGAGATGGACAGAGCAGAGCAGAAGGAAGGCCGGAACGTATACCGCTTCACCGCCAAAACCTGATTCATGCAGATACCAGAAAAGGTTATGTCAGGCGGCTGGTAAACGACACAGATGACCGTATAGAACGGTTTAAAAAAGCAGGCTGGACACCCGTAGAGGGAGAACAGATCGGCGACCCGCATACGGGAGACCCTTCCAGCATCGGCAGCGCCTCAATGAAGTCCGTAGGGGCAGGAACCAAGGCAATGCTGATGGAGATACCAGAAGAATATTACAACGCCGATCAGGCGGATAAACAAAAGGCAGTCAACGAGCTGGAAGCAGCCATGGAGTCTGAAATCAAAAATAAACTTGGTGGCTCCGCTATTGGCGAGGGTATCAAGATACAAAGGGAATAGCATATGAGCAACGTGGACAGACCTAACGGTTTTAAACCCGTGGGAACATTGAGCGGCGCAGCATGGCGAGGACGTATCCGCGCTATTGGTGTAGCTGATGGTGCTGATATTTTTATCGGCGATCCTCTTAACCTTTCATCTGGACTGGCAGCCCCAGGAGCCACAAATGACGCTGCATTTCTTGGTGTGGCTATCGGTTTTGGTAAATTAGTAAACGGTCAGCCGGTTGGCCCGTTTGACCCGGCCAACCGTGAAGCGACTTATTATGACGACAGCGCATCAACCCATACCGACTGGTGCGTGTTCTACGTCCCGGCCACAGATATCATCTTTGAGGCCCAGACCGCAACCGCTTTAACTCTCGTAGTTGGAAGCACTTGCGATCTTCTGTACACCGCAGGGAACACCACAACCGGAATTTCCGCATGTGAACTCACCACGAACAGCAATGCAGATTTCACCGTGGTTGAGATCCCCTTGACAATTGACAATGACCAGACTGCCGTATGGGGACGTTACAACGTCATTTTCACCCGTGCTGAGCAGGCGTTTCACGCCTAAGGGGGCCGACCATGAGCGTAATGACTACAGGTAATTTTGGGAAACTTCTCTGGCCGGGGATTAAAAAGATCTACGGCGATAAGTACAACAAGCACAAAACTGAATACACTGATATTTTTGCCAAGGAAACATCGAATAAAGCCTATGAGGAATACATGGGCGTTTCCGGTTTCGGGCTGGCACAGATTAAGCCTGAGGGTCATCCTATCGCAATGGACACCATGCGACAGGGATTCACAACCAGGGGGACAAACGTCACGTACGCATTGGGATTCATCATCACTCGTGAACTGTACGAGGATGACCAGTACGACAAGATCTCCGCCCAGCGTTCCCGCGCCCTGGCCTTCTCCATGAGGCAGACCAAGGAAATTGTAGCCGCCAACATCATCAACCGCGCTTACACTTCCGGTTACACGTTTGGGGACGGGCAGGTATTGTGTTCTGCTTCTCACCCCAACGTGGCAGGCGGTACATTCTCCAACACACTGGCCGTTGCCTCTGACTTAAATCAGGCTGCACTTGAGCAGATGGCAATCGATATCAGCAATTTTACTGATGACCGTGGCTTGAAAATCGCGGTTATGCCAAAGAAGCTGTTGATTCATCCGTCGAATATGTTCGAAGCGGAGCGTATTCTGAAGTCTTCCCTTGAGTATGATACTGCCAACAACGCTATAAACGCGCTGAAGAGCCGCAACATCTTCCCGGAAGGGTTCGTGATCAACCACTACCTGACCGACGCGGACGCCTTTTTCATCCTGACCGACCAGGAAGGGCTTGTGTATCAGGAGCGCAGGGCCGATGAGTTCGAGCCTACCAGCGAGAATGATTGGGATACAGAGAACGCGCGATACAAAGCCAGCAGCCGCTATACCTTCTTGGCTTACGAGCCTCGCGCGATCTATGGAAGCCCAGGCGTTTAGTATTGACTGAAACACCGTTTAATGATAACGGTATTTCAACCTACCAATCAGACCATCGGCTAACAGTAGCCACTCTCCCATAAAACAATCCACGCGCCTTTAGTGGCGCTTATCATCTACCCTTTGAGGGGGCGCAAAGCCCCCTTGCAGGCATAACGCCTGTGAAGGAGAACCACATGAGCCTTACCAATTTCCCCAATGGCATCTCATCTTTTGGCGTACCGGTTATGGGAGGTGGTGGAATTCCCGCTACTCCGGGCAATTTCATTTTTGTTGACTACACGTTGGGCAACGATGGAACCAGCCTGAAAGCCAACAGCGCCGGTCGTCCGTTCAAAACCATAGCTGCCGCCTATGCCAAGGCAACCACCAACAAAGACGATGTCATTGTTTTGATGGGCAACGCCTCTCATGTAGTCACCGAGATGCTTGCCGTTGCAAAAAACCGTGTACATTTTGTCGGAATGGACGGAACAAGCCGCATGTACGGACAGAACGCTAAAATTGCAATGAGCGTAACCACAGCCGCAACCGACCTTGGAGCCATGATCAACACTGGCGTAAGAAACAGTTTTCACAACATCAAGTTTACCAGCGCCAACACCAAGGCGGAAAGTCTTTATACTGTGCTGGAGGGTGGAGAATATGCCGTCTACAGTAACTGTGAAATTTACAAAGAAACTGATCTTGATGAAACCGGTGCCGCTGAGTTGGTTATGAACGGAGATAGTACCCAGATTATCAACTGCACCATCGGCAGTTTGGCAAATGCCCAGACCGGTACAACTATCCGACCAGGCGTACTGGTAACTAAAGGCGTAGTCGGGGCTGGTCTGGTTGCTCGTGATGTTACGTTTAAAGGTTGTAATTTCTGGAAACGTGCTGGTCACGTCAACGGTCGCCATGTGTACGGGGCGAACGCAACCGATGTTGAAAGGATTATGGTGTTTGACGACTGTACCTTTGTCAATGCCGTCAATGCCGCAGCCGTACCAGCTCAGTGTGTTGCTTTTGGCGCTACATTGACGGTAGGCCAAGTACTGATGAAAAACTGCGTGTCGATCAATAACACCAAACTGTCAACAACTACCGGCGTACTGATTGCCGGTCCTGTACCGACCTATGCGACTTCTGGTATTGCGGTTCAGAGTTAATGTACCGACCTGGGGATCATCTAGCGACTACCTACAGGCGTTGTTAACGCCTTTTCCACTGGCCACCCCCTGCGGCTGATCCGCAAGTATAGACAGCTGCGGGGGATAGATAGTTCATCAGCCCACTGGGAAATGTTTTGGGTTTTACCTTTGTATGTGATTAAACGGTTGGTGCTTTTGTTGTTTGCTTGTTCGATTCGCGTAGCCCATCTGCAATTGTCTGGAGAATATTGACCATCATTATTTTTTCGGTCAAGTGTTAGTCCGGGTTTGTACATTGATTGGTTATCGGCCACAAAAAGAGCCAAATCATGCCAACGTTCACAAACAATAATACCTCTTGCACCGTATCGCTTATACCTCTTGTTTTCGGGGTCATAGCATCTGCCATGCATATTGCGCCAAATCATATAAAGAGGGCTGTAATAAAGACCGTGAGAAGTGTTGAGTCTTTTGTTTATCTCTTTTGTGCGACAACCGCATGATTGAGACTGGCCAGAAGTAAAACAAAGTTTTCTGACAAGTCTTATAGTCCCGCAGTCACATTTGCAATTTAGATAAGTGTTTTTAGGGGTTTTTATATGGCCGTAGTCCAACACCAACCATCTGCTGGATCGTGTTCCGTTCATAACCGCCTCCATTTATTTAGTGCGACATTTATAACACAACCCGATACATGTGGGAAGTCTTTTTATGGTTTATAAGCCTGGTACATGTTGGGCCGTTTGCGACAGCTGCGGGAAGCGTTTTTATCTCTCCGAACTAAAAAAGGACTGGCGGGGATTCATGGTATGTAAAAAGGACTATGAGCCCCGCCATCCCCAGGATAGCGTACAAGTAACTGCCGACAGGATTGTGGTTGATAATGCCCGCCCGCAAGTCACTGACATTTTTCTTAATCCCGGAGATGTGACACCGGAGGATTTATGACCGTTTCAGGTGTTCACACTTTCAGCCTTACCCGCGATGAAATAATTACCGAGGCGCTTGAATTAACCGCTACCATTGATATCGGATCCCCCATTGATTCGGTAGTTTTGGAATCATGTGCAAGGACTCTCAACCTGTATGCCAAATCATGGCAGGCAAAAGGGCTGTTCATCCACACCTACCAAGATGCAATCCTTCCACTTGTTCAATCAACGCAATCATATTTACTCGGGCCGGGAGGTACCGCCACCGAATCAGACGCGGTAACTCTCATTGTACGGCCTATCAAAATTGTTGATGTGCGCCACAAAATAGGCACCATCGAGACACCAATCACGAAACTTTCAATCAGCGAATACAACGAACTTACCAACAAAGATAGCGAATCACAGCCGTCTCAATATGCGTATGATCCTCAACTTGACAACTCCCGCCTGTATGTCTGGCCGGTTGCAGATAGCGCCACACAGAGCTTGATTTTCAAATATCAGAAGCCCGTTGACGACTTCACAGATGGTGCAGACACGGCCACAATGCCGATTGACTGGCACCATTGTTTCTGTCTCGGTCTGGCGTATCACATCGCGCCAAAACGGCAAGTACCGCTTTCCGAACAGGCAGCACTCAAGGCGAGATATGATGAGGCTTTGCGAGACATTGACGACTTCGAAGAAACGTCTATTTTTTTCTCACCGGGAGGGCATAGGTAATGCCCATCAAGCCACTACCCATAGGCGCCGGTTGTAACTTGGATGTTGACGCCACCACCGCGCACGACGGCGTTAGTGCAGCGTGGTACAACTGCTGGCTTGACCGAGCTGGTGGTATCCACTCCTTACCCGGGATGAAGTTGCATGACGACACTGGTACAGGAATAGGCGCTAATACCTATGAGTATTTCAGCAACACGTTTCAAACACGTTTGACTGTATCCGATGGCAGGGTGTGGGCGCAGTACTCCAAAGACGGCCTATTGACGGAGATAACAGGCGGCGGATTAACCGCAGGAGTACCGCCCACTTTTTGCGAAGATTCAAACAACATATTTGTCGCTGCTGACTCGCCCATATACAAAATAACCGGGTCCACAATGACCGCACTTGGCGGCAATGCCCCACAAAACGTAACCACTATGCTTTTTTACGGTGGATTTATCCTGGCAAATGGATCCGAAATAGCCGGAGATACGACTTACAGCGATGATAAAATCAATGACTACGAACTCTGGGAAGTTTACAACAATGAATCAGAGCCGGACAGATTACAGACACTTTTACTGGTTGACTCGCAGTTCGTTTACAATATCGGCACTTCAACTTGCGAAGTAACTTATACAGGCGGCAATCCTCAAAACCCGTTTGAGCTGAATAGAGGAAGAGTGTCACCATTTGGCACAATTGCGAAGTATAGCCCTGTTTATGATGGTGAGGTTGTACGCTATCTGGCGCAAGTCGGAGGTCGTCGTGCCATAATTGAAAATACCCAGGGCGTTCCCAAGATCATGTCATTTCCAATAGATCTACCCATAGAGCAATTCGATCGGGTTGACGACGCGCATGCCTTCATGATGGCGTTTAAGGGACAGAATTTCTACGTTATCCACTTCCCCACAGCCAACGCAACAGTAAACGAACAGTATTGGCCGGAAATGACACTCGCTTGGCATATTCAAAAAGAGATGTGGGTTATTTTCTCGAAATGGGATCCGGTGGATGGCCAATGGGAAGCATATCGAGGTGGCTCGTTTGTGTTTATTGAGCCGTGGGGATTGCGCCTTG